TTACAGGATACTGCATCCTCTGTAGCTACCTTTGCCGAAAGAACAAAAGAAGCATTGGACGGCACAATGCAAAGAGAAAAGGAAGAGTTAGGTTACTACAGACCTGACTGGGATCCATTTACAAACTATGATAATCCTATCGAAACTAAAACATGGTGGGGTAGACAGTTACGTGGACTTGTACACTTTGGTTCATTAGCTGCTGGTACTGTACTAGCTGCAAAAGGACTTGCTGCAACTGGCGTAGTTGGTCTAAGTGGTGCAGCTACAAAGCTACTAGGTGCAAACAGTTTTATCAGAGCTGCTGGTATCGGAGCTGTATCTGACCTTATCTCTAAGGAGTCTGATGGTCAGAACGCTCTCGGTGCTTTACGTGATAGATATGGCTGGTTTGATACACCACTATCTACAAAAGATACAGACCATCCTGTTGTGATGAAGATAAAAAATATTGTAGAAGGTATGGGTATTGGTTTATTTTTTGATGGCATGACCTATTCTCTAGGTAAAGGGTCACAAAAAGTACTCAAACAGATACAAGATAGAAATGCTAGTGTATCTAAGCAAAGCACAGAAGCTGCTGTTGCACAGATACGAGAAGGCGAGATACAGTTTCGTGCAGATAAAAACGCACCTGTATCTCAACCACACCAAGGGGCACACACATCCGAGGTTGACCCAGACGTAGCTCGTCAACAACTATCTCGCACACGTAACGAGTGGGGATCTGAAGAAGGAGCTACTGGTTCTGTAACTACACCTGTAGAACGTGAGCGTATAGCTCTCAAGGGTGGTACAGATGTTAAACAAGTAGAGCGTGTACTTAAAGGTTTGATGAGTAGTGAAAGGTTTGCAAAAGAACTACAAGCAGCAAAAGGTGACAGAGTTAAGTTAGCTCAAACATTTAAAGAAGCTGTTGACGGACATCAAGCTATAACACAGGGTAGAAACGCAGCAGAACTATCATCTAACGAATACCTCAAAGAGTTACTAGAAGCAAACAAAGACGTTGTAGATGGTGTCGAAATATTTACATCTAAGAATGTAGTTGTAACTGACCTAGTTGTAGGTTCGTTACTTAAACAGCTACGAGATACTGGTATTGCTGGTAGAGAAATAGCAGACTTAGTGTCACTAGATGACATAGATGGCCCAGCTAAACAGATTGTAGATACTATGTTAACTGCATTGTATCATACAAAGAAAGCTAGATTTGTAAAGTCTGACTCATTTAGAGCGTTAGGTGCTGGTAAAAACAGAGCTAAAAATATAGAAGATGCAGTCAAGGCTGACGTAGCAGACGCAAAAGAATCTATCATGTCAGTGCTAAAAATAGCTAAGGATGATAAGAATGATGATCTACTCAATGCCTTGTTTGAAGCTTTTTCTATGATGAAGGATGTCAATACACTTGATGACTTTGATAACTTTGCTAGAAAAATAATAAAAGGTGGTCAATTAGATCCAAAAGGTGCAGACCGCACAGGTGTGATGATACGTGAGCTAGAAGGTGTACTTACCCATAGCGTTCTATCCGGCCCTAAAACACCATTGCGAGCAATCACTGGTACATCTATTGCAACATTTTTGCGTCCCATGGCTACTACATTAGGAGCTGCTATGCGTTACCCATTCAAGGGTGACAGTGCTACAGTGCGTGCAGGCTTGGCATCTATGAACGCCATGATAGAAGCTATACCTGAGTCTTTTACATTGTTTAGAGAAAAACTAAACTCATACTGGAAAGGCGATATTGCAACTATTAAGACACGTTACTCTGAGTTTACTCGTGGTGACGAAAACTGGGAGCTCATACGTAGATGGGCAGAAGACAGTGGTAGAGCTAGTTTTGGAGATCGTGCAGCGTTTGCAGTAGCAAACATGGCTAGGTCTATGAACAACAGTAACTTGCTTACATACTCTACTAAAATCATGGCCGCAACTGACGATGCGTTTGCATACATTATAGGTCGTGCTAAAATGCGTGAAAAAGCTTTACGTAATGTTCTTGACTTACAAGCTGCTGATGGCATCAAGCTACCAGAAATAAATCGAGAAGTACTAAAAGCATATGAAGATGATTTTTATGCACAGATATTTGACTCACAAGGTAATATTATAGACGAAGCTACTAAGTTCGCACGTCGAGAAGTTACACTTACACAAGAGCTTACAGGCTTTGCAAAAGGTCTTAACGATGTGTTTAGTGCTAACCCTTGGGCAAAACCATTCTTTCTATTTGCTAGAACTGGTGTTAATGGCCTTGCACTTACAGCAAAGCATACACCCGGTTTTAACTTCTTAGTCAAAGAGTTCAACGACATAGCATTTGCTACACCTAGTAATCTAAAAAATGTAGAACGCTATGGTATTACAAACGCAGTCGAGTTAGCTAACGCAAAAGCACTACAAACAGGCCGATTGGCAATGGGTTCTGCTCTCGTGTTTATGGCATCAATGGCATGGATGCGTGGTGATATGACAGGTAACGGGCCAGTTGACAGACAGAAGAGACAGCTATGGCTGGACTCTAAGTTTGAACCAAGAACTATAAAGCTTGGAGCTGTACGTGTAGGTTACGATACCTTTGAACCTTTCAACTTAATTATGTCTACAATCGCTGACGTAGGTGACGCAAGTTTACTTATGGGTGAAGAGTGGACAGAAAGAGAGTTACAAAAGATATCATTAGTGGTTGCACAAGCGATTACAAGTAAGTCTTATCTTGCTGGTATACAGTCGTTTGTTGACTTGTTTGCTGGTAGACCGGGACAGTTTGATAGAATTATAGCTGGTTTAATTAACAACTCTGTACCTCTAGCTGGTCTACGTAATGAAATGGGTAAATTATTTGTACCATACATGCGTGAGATTGGGTCTGGTATAGATCAGTCATTAAGAAACAGAAACCTAATTACTGAAACTCTAACAAGTGAGCAGCTTCCTATCAAGTATGATATGCTAAATGGTAAGCCTATCAATAACTGGGACTTCTTAACTAGAGCATTTAACATGTTTAGTCCTGTTACTTTGACACTAGAGCAAAGCGAAGGTAGACAGTTCTTATTTAATAGTGGTTACGACTTACGTCTATCTACATACTATGCTCCTGATAGCACTAACTTGACTGACACACCACGTATTAGATCATTGTTTCAAAAAGCTATAGGAGATCAGAACATTGAGCTTGAACTAAACAAGTTAGCAAAAGATCCAAAAGCTATTGCATCTTTAGAACTTATGCGTAAAGATATACGTGATGGTAAGAGAGCTCAGTATGATGCTCGTAACTACTGGCACAATGGTAAAATAGATCAAATATTCCAAGAAGCAAGACGTAAAGCTTGGGCATCCATAATGGAAATGCCAGAGGTTGCTGAAGTTATAGCTGAACAACAAGAAACAAAACGTCAAAAGTATCTTAAAAAGGTACAGTCAAATGACCTCCTCAACATATACAAATAAATGGCAACAACATTCGTAGATTATACTGGGGATGGTAATGCGACTAAGCAGTTTACCTTTCCCTCTATACAAGAGTCTGACATAAAAGTAAAAGTAGATGAAGTAGTAAAATCATCTGGTACTCACTACAACATTACTGGTTACACAACGACTGGTGGTGGTAACGTAGTTTTTACGTCAGGTAACGTACCAACAAGTCCATCCGTTATACATATTTATCGTGATACAAACGTAGATAGTGCTAAAGCTACATACCAAGCAGGGGCATCAGTCAAGGCTGGTGATCTAAATGCAAATCACGAGCAAGTTCTTTTTGCACTACAGGAAGAACAAAATCAACTAGAAAGAATAGGCGACATCAAAGATGGGTCTATAGATTCTGCTAAAATAAAAGATGACACTATAGTTAATGCTGATGTAAACAGTGCAGCTGCAATAGCTGGTACTAAAATATCACCTAACTTTGGGTCACAAAACATTATTACTACAGGCACAGCGGCTACAGGTGCACATACAGTTACAGGTAACATTACTGTATCTGGCACAGTCGATGGTAGAGATGTAGCAACAGATGGTAGTAAACTTGACGGTATAGAATCAGGAGCTACAGCAGATCAAACAGCAACAGAAATAAGATCACTTGTAGAAAGTGCTAGTGATAGTAACGTGTTTACTGATGCTGACCATAGTAAGTTAAACGCAATAGAGGCTGGTGCAACCGCTGACCAAACTGCTGCTGAGATAAGAACTCTCGTAGAGTCAGCTACAGATTCTAATGTGTTTACAGACGCAGATCATACAAAATTAAATAATATAGAAACTGGTGCTACAGCAGACCAGACAGGTGCAGAAATAAAGTCGGCATATGAAGCCGAGTCTAATACTAATGCTTTTACAGATGCAGAAAAAACTAAGTTATCTGGTATAGCTACAGGTGCTGATGTTACTTCAAGTAACTCTATAAATGCACTAACTGACGTTAATACTTCTGGTGTAGCTGACGGCAAGATACTTAAATATGATGCCTCTTCATCTGCATTTATTATTGCTGATGACGGTGGTAGTGGTTCTGGAGGTAGTTCTACATTTACAGGATTATCTGACACACCATCTAACTTTGGTGGTGCTGCTGGAAAAACACTTAAGGTAAACTCTTCTGGTAATGCTATTGAGTTTGCTACTGTAAACACTGACGTTGTAGATGACACAACACCACAACTTGGTGGCAACTTAGATGTACAGACAAACGAGATAACTACAAGCACAACTAATGGTAATGTTAAGTTAACTCCTAACGGAACAGGTGCTATAGAAGTTAAAGGTGCTGGCGGTAATGATGGTACACTACAACTTAACTGTTCACAAAACAGTCATGGTGTAAAAATAAAATCACCACCTCATAGTGCTTCAGCAAGTTATACTCTTACTCTTCCAAATAATGATGGTGATAGTAACGGACAAGTTTTAGCCACAGATGGTAACGGTGTTCTTAGTTGGCAAAATTCGGCTTTTACAAATGCCAATCAAGTAATTGGAGTTTACGACCAAAGCGGCACTCCAGTACAAAGACTTTTAGGTGACACAGAGGGTGTAACAGTTCAAGGAACATCTGGTGGTGTAAGTAAGTTAATGTTCAGAGATAGAACAACAGCTTATAAATTAAAATTTAAACCTGTAGATACATTATCTGGTAATGTTGAATTTACTTTACCTAGTTCAGATGGTACTAACGGTCAATTTTTAAAAACAAATGGAAGCGGTGTTTTGTCATTTGCTTCACAAAATATCCAAACTCTTCAGTTTCCTTCTGGAGCAACAGGCGTTTCATGTTCTACAGAAGGCGAAATACAGATAAATAGTTCTAATTACAAAGTAGTTTTTGATACTGATACAACTAATACTCACGAAATAAGTTTTGCTGGGCCTAGTAGTTTAAGTAAAACAAGTGCATATACTTTACCAGAAGACGGAAGTAACGGTCAGTTCTTAAAAACAAACGGTAGTGGTGTTCTTTCATTTGCTGACGTTACATCTACTTACAATATACAAATAAACACACTGTCTAGCTCTAGTGGCTCAGGCGGTGGTAGTGCAACCTTTAATAATATAGCTACAAGATTCACATTATCAAACCCCGGTACAAATGCTCAAGCACATCTTGTTAGCGTCAATGGAGTCGTTCAGAAACCTAATAGTGGAACCAGTCCAAGCGAAGGATTTGCTATTGACGGTAACGATATTATATTTGCCAGTGCCCCTGCTACTGGTTCTGACTTCTTTATTCTCACCCTCGGAAACGCAATAAGTCTCAGTGTACCAGCTGACAATTCTGTTACATCTAATAAAATTGTAGATGGCACTATTGTAAATGCTGACATAGCAGACGACACTATATCCGAAGCAAAACTAGATATACATGCTGCACCTTCTGGTACAAGCAAAGTACTTGGCTATACAGCTAATGGTATGGAGTGGGTCGAGTCAGCAGCTGGAGCTACAGGTGGTGGCACAGACAAAATATTCTGGGAAAATGGTCAAACAGTAACAACCAATTATACTATTACAAACGGCTACAATGCAATGTCAGCTGGCCCTGTAACAATCAACAATGGTATCGCTGTAACTATCGGTACTGGAGAAAACTGGACAATCGTATAAATTATGCCTATAACATTAAACGGATCCGGTACTATAACCGGATATACACCCACAACAATTAGTGGGTCACTAAGTGCAGATAAAATGCCATCAGGTAGTGTAATTCAGTACAAATCAGGATTAATACCTGATATAAATAACAGATCTTCAGTCAATTCAAGTACTTATGGAAGTACAGGAATACACGTTGATATAACACCTACAAATGCAAATAATAAAATAATTATTGATGGACGTGTAGCACAATACCATGATAATAGTGGTATCACACACGAATTTAGAATACACAATGGTACAAGTCTAAACTCTGACCAAGAACAAGGTATTGCTGCTGGGCAAGACAATGCTTGGCATATGGTCAATATACATTATGAGCAAATAGCTGGTACAACAAACGAAATGACTTTTACTCTATATCATGCTGTAAGTTCTGGTTCTGGCACTGCATATACAGGGTGGTCATCTGCTGGAGGTGGAAGCACTACATATTATAACTGGCAATATTTCAATGCTATTGAGGTGGTAGTATGAGTCAATTAAAACTAACCGCAGACAGCGGTGGAGGTACGGTCGCTATCAAAGGGCCAGCCAGTACAACTGGTAATGGAGCTATTGAACTGACTGTACCCGGAACTGGTAACGCAACATTACTAACATCCGCAACAAGTACAGGTAAGATTTTGCAAGTTGTAAGTTCTGCAAAAACTGATACGGCAAGTTTTGAACTTTCATCTGGTTATTTTAGTAGTTCTACTCAAACAGGAATACAAGTTTCAATAACACCATCTAACGCAAACAACAAAATTCTGCTTTTTGGCATGGTAAATGTTGATATAGCTGGACAACAGTTCAATATAGGTGTAGTTTTTGATAAAGGTGGTAGTATAATTTCTGGTGCTACTGGTGATGTTTCTGGAAGTAGAAAACGACTTACGGCAACAGGTAGTGGTTACGATCACGATGAGTACGCTCCTACTATAAATCTTTCTTACCTAGATACTGCTGGCGGTACAAGTGCCATAACTTATGGTATTGCTATAAATAATCCAAGCAGTATTTCAAGATACGTATATATAAATAGGTCTGTAGACGATTCAAGCAGCCAAGGCAAAAGAGCAATTTCGACCTTAACAGCAATGGAGGTAGCGGCATAATGGCAACATTAAATACAACAAATATTAAACATGCTTCCTCTGGTTCTAACAATATTGTTTTAGCTAGTAATGGAAGTGTTACTATTCCGACTTTAACGGCAACGAACTTAACAACTAATAGTAGTTTCGGTAAAATTTTACAAGTAATACAAACTTTTAAAACTGACGGAACATCACAAGCTGGTAATAGTAGCTCAACATATTATGATATTTCTGGAATGTCAGTAACTATTACACCTAGCAGTTCATCAAATAAGGTTCTTGTAAATTGGGTTGCTCAAGTAAATAGTAATTCTACTGATAGAAATAACTCAATAAGACTTTTAAGAGATAGTACAGTTATTGGAAATAGCACGGCTGGATCTAGTCAAAATGCACAGACAGATCATAGAACCACTAATGATACAAACTGTCACCCTTTTACTATGATGTATTTAGACAGTCCTAATACAACTTCAGCAGTAACGTATAAATTACAATGGGCGATTGAAGGATCAGGTGGTAATGCTACAGGATACTATCTTAATAGAGATGCCTATGCTGCTCAAGGAGCGGTTTCACATATAACAGTAATGGAGGTTGCAGCATAATGGCTTTAACAAAAATAACAGGTGGAGACGGAATCAAAGATGGTTCTATCAAAGAAGCCGATCTTAATATAGACAATACTCCTACGAATGATTATGTACTGACTGCTAAGTCCAGTGCAGCTGGTGGCCTTACATGGGCTGAAGCTAGTGCTGGTGCAGCAGGCGGTGGGTCGGACAAAATCTTTTGGGAGAATGGCACAACAGTAACAACTAGCTATACGATTTCTAATAATCATAATGCTGGTAGTTTTGGGCCAATCACAGTAAACTCAGGAGCTACAATAACTGTAGGTTCTGGTGAAACATGGACAATTATTTAACATGCCTATAGTATTAAATGGAACAAGTGGAGATATCTCAGGCTCAAGCTTAACAGGTATAGACACAGGTAAAATTCTCCAAGTTGTACATGTTGATAAAAGTGATTATTTTTCAACAACCTCAACCAGTCATACAGATATAACAGGTATGACTGCAAGTATTACTCCTACAAGTGCAAGTAATTATATACTTGTTGAATTTAGACTTGTTTGTAGTGGAGGAGATAATAACTATTCAACATTAAGAATACAAAGACAAATAGCTGGTGGATCTTATGGCAATCCTAGTGTGATAACTTCTGGTAGTAATAGTTCAGATGCTGGTCATTCTGGTGCTGATACTGAAGTTTCATATGGTCAATATAAAACATATAATCGTGTTTGCCGTATTAAAGACCAGCCTAACACTACTTCACAAGTTAATTATAAAATACAAGTTAGATCCCAATCTTCTGGTTTTGTTTTAAATAGAACAGGACATTCAAGTGCTGGGAATACTTCATCCTCTCAAGGAGAAGGTACTTCCTCAATAACTCTTATGGAGGTAGCAGCATGACCGTAAAATTAGTGGGCTCCTCTTCGGGGTCAGTATCCTTACAGGCTCCAGCATCAACAACAGGTGGTGCACATAGACTTATAACGTTACCTGACAGGAATCAAATTGGATTAGGTAGGGTTCTTCAAGTTGCTTCGACAACAAAAACTGATACATTTTCAGCTACTTCTACAAGTACTGCTGCTGATATTACAGGTTTAAGCGTATCAATTACACCTAGTTCAACCAATAGTAAGGTTTTTGTAATGTATTCAGTTCATGTATCTGCTAATAGTGATTGGGGTGGACACGTTATTTTACTTTTAAGGGATAGTACACCTATTGCTGTTGCTACTGATCCGGGAAATAGATCTGCTGGTACAAGTATAGTTAGAGGTAATCAAATTTATGGTGCTTGTGTAAGTCAACATTTTTTAGATTCTCCGGCATCTATAAGTGCAACTACCTATAAACTTCAACACAAAGACCCTTCAACAAATAATCAAATTTACATAAACAGAACAAGAACTGACAGTAATGATGGTGGTTATCAAAGACTAACATCATCAATAACAGCTATGGAGATAGCAGTTTAACAAACAAACAATTATTTTTTTAACAACAATGGCATTAGATCACGAAGCAATCTACTCTGCATATGCAGGCACAGTAGTAGCAATAGACGATGGCAAGGGAGCCTTCGACAAAGACGGCAACTCAGTAACACTCGATGCTGTCAAAGTAGCAGCAGCTCGCACAGAACTAGACAAGGCAGCGGCAGCAGTTAAATATAAGTCTGACAGAGCAGCAGCTTACGCCTCTATAGGCGATCAACTAGACATGCAGTATTGGGATGCAGTAAACGGAACTACTACATGGAAAGATCACGTTGCAAAGGTAAAGGCAGATAACCCAAAACCATAGGAGGGTAAACAATGTCACGAATAGTCGTAGACTCAATACGTAATTCGTCAGCTAGTTCTGACGGCATTACATTAGCTTCAGACGGTAGTGTTACCATTCCGGGTAATGCTACTTGCTCTGGCACAGCTTCTGGTTTTGGTGGTGGTAAAATTTTACAAGTTAAACAAACTTTAAAACAAGATACATTTTCTATGTCAAGTTCTTCCAGTTATACTGCTGTAACTGGCTTGTCTTTATCAATAACACCTTCATCTGCAAGTAATAAAATTTTAATTTTTGGTACAATTTACTCATCTTCACCTACTGATGATTATGCAACCGTGTTTGCCCTTTATAAAAATGGTTCTGCGGTATCAGCGGCACATGGTACACCTTCTGGAAGTAGATATGGAGCAGCAATGAAACTAAGAGCAGATGGTGGAGGTAACGCAAAACATTTACACCACGAATTTTTAGATACTGCTGGCGGTACAAGTGCTATTACTTATCAGTATTACATGGCTGCTGAAACAACTGGTTATGTAGGAAGAACAGGTAATGATGGAAACTCTTGGTATCAAGCAAGATGTCCAAGTATAATTACAGCAATGGAGATAGAGGCATAGAACTGCCTAGCATCAAACTGCCAAATGCAGTACAACTGCAAACCCCCTCTTTACCTCTCCCTACAGCAAATGTTCCCTCATATCAACCTTTGGTCGTACCTCCGAGCGATTTACGAAGACCCGAAGGTACAAAGGAGGTGCAAACAACAGAAAACCCACCACCAA